AGCGCCACAAACTTGTTGTCGTCTACTGCCTTTTTCAGCCTGTCGTGCAATGTCATTCCGGCGTTCTCTGATGCTCCCTTTAGGAACTTCTGAAGAAATGCGAGATCGGGAGTGCCAACGGTTCGACCACTTAGTCCGCGACGTATTGCCTTTGAGATCTCTGTTGCAACGCCAGTAAACATCACGACAGCTTTTCTTGCCCACCTGACGAGCTCTTTGCCCATCTTCACAAGCATAACACGCCATTTATCCAAGACCCAGCCAGTCAAAGCGCCGAGCATTTGGCCGATAAGATTGACGGCAACTCTGATGTTGATCTTTAGGTTCGTAAGGAAGCGCATTAGGTTACTGATGGCGTCACGCCAAAGATTGCCCCAGTTATTCTTGAACCAAGTAATGATTTTATTCATGTTCTCTCTCCAATTGACAAAGAATCCAATCAATTTGTCAATGAAGCTTCCTGCTTTCTTGGCGATATCAGTCCAAGTAAGACCAAACCCCTTCCGAAGCTTCTCAGCAGAGAGCGCGACAAGCCCAACGGTGGCGGCTATCTTGAGCAATACAGGTATCACTACACCCAGACCAGCTATAAACGCTCCAAGTCCCGCAAACACAGCACCAAGGCCAGCCATAGCAAGTAGTATCGGCCCGATAGCCGCGGCGATAGCGGCGCCAATGACGATGATCTTCTTTATCTGCGAGTCGAGTCCTTGAAATCTCTTTGCCATGTCGATGACCCAAACGAGAATAACTTTGAAATCCTCTCTGAATAGATCACCAAGTTGAGCAAGTGCTATGCGGATATTATCAACAGCCGTAGTCCAGCGACCAATCAGCGTCTTTGAAAGCTTTTCCATAAGATTGTGGAACTTCCCACCTTCTGAGGTCATCGTTTTGAAGGCTTTCTTTACTTCCTCGAATCCAATCTGCCCCTTTCGTGACATCTCATCGATCTGTGTAGTGGCGACCCCGAGATTCTTGGCCAGTACCTGTTTAATTGGCACTCCCATGACAGCAAAGTCACGAAGTTCACGACCTGTCAGCTTTGCTTGTGTCGCAACCTGTGAGAAGTTAAGCGCGATTCGCTGTAACAACGTACTATCAGCACGAGCGACATCACCAAGCATTCTCAACGACGGAATAAGATTATCAGCGGTTGCGGATCCGGTAGCAAGCAAGATCGATGCCGCATCTTTCAATGACCCAACATTCAAAGGCGTCTTAGAGGCTGTTTGAACAATGTCGTCAAATACCTTAACACCTTTCTTTGCGTCACCAACGAACACGCCAAACGAGATGCGAGCTTTCTCAAACTCAGCACTCGTCTTAACAGCAACCTTTGCGGCCATAGCAAAAGGAACTGATAGGGAAGCAGTCAGAGCCGTACCGACACCAGCAAGAGAACGAACAGCATTCTTGCCGCTCTGGTCAAGTCGATTGAGCGCTCTTTCTGTTTGCACAATTTGGCGTTCAGCTTGCTTGCTTCTTATCTTTAGTGTCAGTACAGCTACATTGCCCATTTTAACTTTCCTTAAATCCGTGAGCGGCTTTACTCTTTGCTATAGCTTCCGCTTGTTCGTCTTCTGTCATTTGATTCCAAGGCTTTAATGGTTCTTTGAGTATGTTCTGTAACATACAGTCTTTGATTGACTTTTCACCTCCAAATGTATTGGCGATGAACATTCTTGTCAATCCATGCTCATATGAACCTTGATCACACTTTTTCCATTTAAGGGCAAACCAAACTCTCCACTGAGAGAATTCAGACGACGGACAAATCAACTTGCAAAACCACACAGGGAAACCCCATAACTCAGCGAGTTTGAACCATGCATCAGCAATGGGGTCTTCGGTTAGTTTTTTTCCGTCTCCTCTTGGGACTCAGGCGCAATTCCACAAAGCACATTTGCCTTGTCGAAAACAATGTCGAGAAAGTCGGCCGAGAGCTCACCAAGAGATTCAAGGTCTTCTTTGCTCTTATAGTCGAATGCGAGCTCGTCTGTCTCAGCGTCAACAAGAGTCATAGCAACGACAAGCGCGCGCTGACCAACTGTATTCAGAGTGTTCATGTCAGGGTGACGACCATTGAACTTGACACGCTTTTGAATGTCGCCTTCGTAGTAGTCGCGCATATTGCCAGACATCTCTCTGATCTTCACAGGCAAACCTTGGTACTCGAATTCTTCCTCATTGCGCTTTGCAATGCTTTTCAACTTGTTAAAAAAATTGGTGTTCATGCTGTCTCCTTAGGCTACACGGGTGCTTCGCCTTGATATTCGATAGTAATAGCCGCTGTTGGCTGTTCGCCTTCAGTTGCTTGGTTCGGAATTACGCTCCTCAACCACCCGCTTTTTGCGCGAGTCGTGTCGTCAGGCCATTCAAGACGAATATCGTCTGACTGGTCGACTGCCGCCTCGAGTGCCGCAAAGTCTGTTTCGTCATACGTGACCTCAGATGAGGTAGGCGTAGGAGTCGTCAGAGTCCTTGGGGCTTGCGAACGTTGAGCAGTATTGTCATTGGTGGTAATGTCGATGGGGTCGCCACCTTCAGTTCCGCCGGGCGTCACAGTCTTTTCATAGACTGTGATTGCCTGATTGACGAATACGATGCGAATCCCATGTCCGTCAGTAAAATGACCATTTTTAGCCATAATGTTACCTCTTTACATTGGGGTTAGTGTTTGGCGTCACGCCGTGTTCGTTTGGTGAACGAAAATTATGAAACTTCATATGCTCTAAACTCCAATCTTACTGGTAGTTGAGATCTGTTGTCGTCGAAATCGCTTCGTGAGCTCGTTGTGGCTTCATCGATGTCGATCTTCAGACCAGATTGAATCTGTACATCTTTATTGTTTTCCGGATCAAAGATGCTGGCCAAAGCTTCCGCGTTGTCTTCTGAAAGCTCTGTGCCGGATCCTTTATTTGTGATCACGTCATAGAACATGATGCCGGATTTGACCGACTCCTCGTTTGTCGATGGGCTTTCAGCATTGACGGAAAGCCTCTCTTGGTAATAGATGTCGTCGTTCGTGCTGTCGAACTGGCGATTCTCCCAAGCAAACAGAGACATATCGAAATCGCTCGAATCGTTTATCTTATTCCGGAACCACTCTCTGATTGTTCGATTGCTGATCATGAGTAAAGTGCCTTTATTTGCTGGGCTGAAACATATAGAACCCCTGACGGCGCTTGAGGACTTCGCCCATTTTCAAGCTGATCAGCATATTCCAAATTGTTCGTAATGTAAATAGTGTCGCCAAGTTTAGCTGAGAACAATGGTGCGGCATTCGTCTTTTCGAGTGCTGTTGGTGATGAGCCCTTTGCGACACCGGGATTGGTCGAGCGCTGACTCTGTATAGTTCCAGCGGTTCCAGCTTTTCCGCGATAATTCTTTGGATCACCAGCTTTGGCGGTATTTAGAGCAACCAGCCAATTTGCTCTGAAGTTTCCGACATCAACAGGACTATTCACAATCAGCTTTTCAAAAGCCTCCCAAGACACCCGACGAATAGTTTCGTCAGCTTTCTTTTTCACTTCCTCTTTGAATGTGATCAAGCCTGTGAAGCCTCTTGACATCAGACGTACCTCAGATATGCTTCGTACATTGCTACGTTTTGCCCACTGTGAACGGGCTTATATCCTACTAATTTATACCGTATCGCGTTGAATTCTATTTCGGCAAACTGAATATAGCTTCTTTTTAGCTCGATATCGCTTTGTGGAATCAAGCATTTGAAGTCACTCTTTAGAATAGTTGAGTTATCAATGTCTTTCTCGTCTACATCTTCAAGGGCGGCTATATCGATCGGTGTGCCCGCGTCAAGACCGCCAGTGGTATCACTTCCATCAAGAGGGTCGTAAGAGCCTAGGCCGTCTGGCAGATAGATTACAGCGTCACCACCAAGTAGCTTGATGAGCGATTTTGCTATTCCTGTACTACCTGAGAATATGGGATCAAGTATTGAGTCAGCCATTATGCCCTCCGAGCGACACCATTAGTCAGACTGTTGAATGATGCGAGTCCTTTCAGCGAACCAAGACAGCCCAGCTGAACTTCGACGTTTCTACTTGCGAGATCAAATCGGATATTCACATCAGCCTCAACCTCAAGCGGCCCAGCTTTTGCTCGTGTAATCCCTTGACCAAGTAGATCTGGTGTTGTCATTCTGTCTTTCTCAGCATGATAGAAGGCAAGCTCTGTCGCCGCATTCTTGATACCAGCTGGAATAGATGTGCTGTCCTGTAGAACTCCGTTGCAATCGTATGCTTCAACCCGTGGCCATGAAAGAGCCTGTGGTGTGTCGCTATCAGCAATCGTGCCGTCATAAACTGCGAGCAAGTCAAGTTGCTGTGTTCCGAATATCAGTCTTTGTTCTTGGTCTGACTGGTCGAGTGCAAAGAACGTGCTTGTGTTACCTCGGGCTGTGAGATAATTCGTGGCGTCCTGTAAAGTTGGATAGCTCGTCGCGTTAGCACCTCCAACGCTTGTGTCAAAATCATACATGATTACCTCGGCTTCGGTGTTTGTTTATACCTGTCGTCACGAATAGCGATCTTTAGTTCAGTAAGTCCCTCGCGTATCCATGCTATATTACTTTCGGCTTTTCCGCTTACTGCCAGCGCTTTCGATGCGTCTGTGCATGCTGTGTCAGCTTTCTTCTCAATCATCTCTTGACGTGTCTTTAACTGCATTAGAGTCTCACTGTGGGCGGCCATACTGGATTGTGTATTTACAGTCATTCCAAGTGCTACAATCACAAACATAGACTGAATAGTCATAACGCCTATAACAGTTGTTCTGAAGTTTTTCAATCCACTGCAAGGCTCGGTGTGTTCATCTTTCGCATCTTTCACGTCAATATCTCCTATATGTTCCGATTAAAACTCAACGCCTACATGCGCTGATAGAATTTGCACTGTGCTGTTTGATGTTGTCGTCAACCTAACCACAATACCGCCAATTCCTGCGCTTGCTACAGGAACGTTCAGATTAGCCCGCTTATATGCGAAATCTTCATTATTGACAACACCAGTGTCAGAACCATGGTCAGTTGCTAGTGAGCATATTACGCCTGATTGAGGAATGAACGCCGTTGCATGATACGTCCACCCTTCTGATGTGTGCTTCAAGAGTTCTATGTTCAGATCCGGATCATTGGCATCACCAAACCCAACCACTTCGAAGTCTGTGACCATGAAGTTTCTATTGCCGAAATCTTCATACTTGGCTAATCCATAGTTAAAGTCGAGGCTATACGCTGTTGGTGAGCCGCTTACAATATACAATTCAAACTCTATTGGGCCCAAGCATTTTCCGGTTTCGAGATAGTCGTTTAGAGATAGGGTAGTAATATCGTCTGTAATTGTTTCTACATAGCTTGTCGTGCGTGTGCCAGAGTCGTCGATTTTCGTGTAGTTCGCTCGCAATCCAACTTGTCCGGTGTCAACAACACCAGCGCCACCAGCAACGATAAAACCATGAGCGGCATAAGATGCACCAGCGGTTCCATAGCTGACACTTGCACTGCCTTGATTTAAGTTTGCATCTGCGGCTGGTGCTTTATAGTATCCGGCCGCATGATACGTGCCAGCGCTGACGCCCCGACTTGTGAATCCGTAGCTCTTGAATGTCGGAACGCCAATGTCAAAGCCGTTTGTCGGTCTGTTGAATGGAGTGATACCCCATTTGTCACAGGGCGTGAATATTGAAG